CTAAGTGAACAATAAACCATTAGTTTCTGTAGTAATTATGAGTGAGGTATAGCATGTTAGAAAACTTGAGAGACAATCTTAATGATTTAGACTCTATTAAGTACATTGACTCAGTGTCAAGATACAGAACAGAGTTACCCCTTGCGTTTTCGTGGGCATCAGTGTCTGGTTCTTTAAATCCTGATGATTTATACCAAGACACTGACGCAACATATTTAACGTATCCTTCAGGAGTGCATAAAACTGCAATTTACGCAAGGTCTGCAGATAGATTTGGTGGGCTGAGCATAACTTTACTTTCGGGCTCAGCTTCATTCTACGTAGAGGCTGGTGATACAGTGTGGGATCCTAAGCCAGACTTTGTCGGCGGTCCATTTACAGTGTCAGGCGATGCAGTAGCTCAGTCTTTGTACATCGGTACTCATTATACAGAGACTCCAGCTAGTCCACAATTTATTACACTACCGTCGTCTGGAGAGTACAAAATTGTGTTTCCTCGACCATTAGCTGCAAAATCTTTAATAGTTACTCACTCAGGAGATGCGCCTTATGTGATTAGTAAAATGATTCCACGCCGTGCAGTGCAGTCGTTTGACCTAGAAGTAAACGCCATCAAAGCGTATCATGTGAGCGCAGACTTAATCGAGACTATTGTGCTTGAGGTTTCTGAAAGTATTGTTATCGGACCGGATCTTATCGGTGACAAGACAATAGATGGTAGAAAAATTATAGACGGAACGGTTTCAGGTGTTTTGATAACACCCGGAACTATCACTGCTAACCTAATTCAAGCTGGGTCAATTACTGCTAATTTGTTAGATGTTGACCAACTGTCAGCTGTAGCAACTAAAACTGGTAGCTTAGAAGTAACTGATTCTATTATAGTGACTAGCGGTCAAATAGATGCTGGTCTTGTAAAGATGGATCAAACTGGTATTACTGTAGGAAGTTTTACTGAAGAATTAACAGATACAAACACAGTAAGAATTCTGGGTAAGTTAAATCCTAGTGGCGGTAATGTAGTTGGTATGGCTATCTACAATAGCCTAAACCCAACCACCCCTCACGCTATTTTCCAGACTGACTTTGACAATGCTCTTGAGATAGAGAATCTAGCGGTAAGTGGTGTTACGAATATAAATATTCCACAAGGTGGGCCAGATTATGCTTTTCAAGTATGGGTAGCTGACCCTATAGTACCACAGTTTGCTGTTGGTGATGGTTATATTAACCTAGCTGGTTCTTTTCTAATACACGAGTACGGTTCATCAGATTCAGAATTAGCAAGCCTTTTCACAAACACATATATTCTTCATAAAGGGGATATAGATGTTCAGGGAACAGTAACAGCCTTTACTGGAATTCACTCAGATGGTACAATTACAGCAGTCAGTGACATAGCCACTAGCGGTAATTTAGTAGCCGGTGCTAACTTGACAACAGAGGGTGAAATTACTGCTAACGGTAACTTAACTACATATAGTTCCTTTTCTGCAGATGGTTCTATCACTGGATACAGTAATATGTTTATTACGGATGACGCTATTCTTTATAGCGGTTTATATGTAAGTGGGGTTATTGAGTCTGGTAATAATATAATCACAACGGCTAATGTAACCGCAGTGAATATTGAATCTAACCAAGGTCAACTTGCTGTACGTGATATAGGAGGCTTTGCCAGATTCCAAGCTACACAAAGTGCTTTAACACTACGAAATGCTAATGACACAATTATATTTAACGCTAGTACATCCACAGGAAACACTAGGGTATACGGTACTTTTACCTCTGATGGTTTAATTACAGGAAGCTCAGGAACAGAATCTACTTTTTTTAGACTTCCTAATTCTTTAACCTTTTTTAATAGCACACAGTTTAATGTAGGTACAGTTACTTACTTTCTTTCTGATGCAGAAGCAGTTGCAAACAGTAATTTTATTGTTCGTGATGGTTCAAATTATGCCAGAATACAATTATCTCCTGATAATTTATACGTAAGAAGCTCAGCTAATGCAATTAGGTTTTCTGTAGCTACAAACACAGGCGACACTAGAGTTTACAATGACTTCAGAGTTGATGGTAATTTTACTCAGTTTAACTTTGGAAGCATGACAAAAAATGCTGCTCAAACTGTAAACGCAGGTGTTACTGCTAAGATAACTTTTCAAGTAGCTGGTACTAATGGTGTTTTAGACGACTTAGCTAACAATCAAATAAACATAATAGATGCGGGATTATACTTAATTGTGGCCGGTGTAGTAAGTACAACCGTTGGTTTACCTTGGCAAGTAGTGTCCGGAGGGGCTTTTAACTCAGGAGTACTTTTAAATTCAGTAACTCAAACAGACGGCCGTGCATACTCTTCTAAACTACTTTATTTAAGCCCCGGAGAACTTGAACTTTGGTTAAGTAACACTGGCGGTACTAATGCCGCTATATCAATTGGTAACAACGGCGCAATCTTAAGCGTAACAAAGGTAGGATAATATGATAGAAGTAATTCAAATTTTTCCACGGATAACTAGAATGGAGCTTGACGAAGAGTTTAGAATTGAACCTCACGAAGAGTGGGCATTAGGTGTTATTAGACAAGAAAGAAATCGACTGTTAGCCGAGTCTGACTGGAGAGTTCTTCCAGATTCTCCAGTTACTAACAAACTTGAGTGGTACGAGTACCGACAGCAGCTTCGTGATCTTCCTGAGATTGCCGTCAGCAACAATTTTGTTAACACTCCTTGGCCAGAAACACCTTTAGATTCTTGACATTGAAAACTAAATAAACTATAATTTAACAGAGGTTAAAATGATTGTTACGATTACAAATCTTGATTACCTGATTGACTCAGTCCGACTTCGCTTGGGTGATTTCGATGGAACTCAGTACTCAGACACGTTGGTTCGCACTGGACTAGTTACAGGTATCAAGTTTCTACAAAAGCGTTGGAAGTCTAAATATCAGGTCTTCAACTCGGGGCTTGTTTCTCCTGAGCAACCCACTGGTGCGGCCGATCAAGGTCTTATTTGGTGTAGTACTGTGAATGGTTATTCTTTTTTAGACGCAGGGCTTCTTGAAAACGACGTGTTTAGAAATCCATTTATAGAGTTTGCTCAGCCATCGCCGCCGATTATTGAACAGAACGATGAAGATGCTATTGTGTTAGCAGCGATGTACTTAATACACCTTGCTAAACTTACGTCCAGTTCTTCGACGTTTGTGTCTTGGTCCACAGAAGATTTACGCTATACAAACTCAGAGGCATCCAAGTCAATGAAGCTAGTTTTAGAGACAATTCTTGAAGAATTGAATGTGTTGTTTAAGACACGCATTGCTCAGCCAACAGCTACGCGACAGCCTTTGAATGTATATATTGGTACTAAAGTTTATTAGGAGGATTTATGGGGAAGAATTTACCAAGGATGTTGTACGTGGGTGATTTCCCAGTACAAACGGGATTCGGGGTCGTAAGCACTAACTTGATTAAGACGTTTAAAACCATGTACGATGTGCATGTGCTTGGCGTTAACTACTACGGTGATTACAACCCTCTGATCGAGGGTCTGAAGGTCTATCCCGCAAGCGGTGGAGGTTCAGACATTTGGGGCAAGGAGCGTCTTGGCGAGATAATCGCAAAGGTTAAGCCTGACATCGTGTTTATTCTGAACGATCCGTGGATTGGTCGCGACTACGCAGAGACTATTGATCAGATGCGTAAGCTTAATCCTAAACTTAAAACAAAGTTTATGATCTACACGCCAGTCGATGCGGAAAACATTAAGCAGGATTTTATCGATGGTCTTAAATCGTACGACAGCGTAATAACTTACACTGAATTTGGTAAAAACGAACTCAGTCGTGGTGAGAAAGGACTTACTGATGTAAAAGTTATTCCTCATGGAGTAGATTTTAAAAGTTTTTATCCTATACAAGATAAAAAAGCAATTAAACGTGCTATGAATTTAGGAGAAGATGACTACATTGTGCTGTGTCTTCAACGTAATCAGCCAAGAAAACGTTTAGACTTAACTCTTTACTATTTTTCAGAGTGGGTAAAGCGGTACAATATTCCAGCCAATGTTCGCTTTTATTACCACGGTGCTCTCCAAGATTTTGGTATTGACATTCTTCAATGGGCTGATTACTTAGGCATCGGCGATCGAATTGCAATTTCGTCGCCGAACATCCGACCAGATGCTGGGTTGACTGTGGAGCAGCTTAACATGGTGTACAACGTAGCTGACGTGTTCTTTACGACAACTGCAGCAGAAGGTTGGTGTTTGCCTGTTGCAGAGGCAATGGCAGTTAAGTGTCCAGCGATTATTCCAAGACACTCGGCTCTTGCGGAATGGCCTGAAGGTAATGCGCGCTACATGGAATGCTATCCTTTCCCAAGCCTAACTGATCGCGGACTAAACACAATTCATCACATCACAGAAATGGAAAGTGCGATTGAAGCACTTCATGAAATGTATACTAATGCTAGAAAACGAAGACTTTTAGGAGAATCGTCATATAAGCATATTACACAAGATAAATTTAATTGGACTGTGATCGGGACGCAGTTTGTGGAGATCATTGATGAGCTACTCAAACGAGATTGAGCAAGTTGCAAAGAAATATGCAAAAAGACTCTTGACACGGCTAGAGTCTAGTGGTACTATAACTCCCGAGATACGAAAAGTCGTACTCGACGAGATAAACGCAATGGCGAGAGAGCTCGCCGCTAAGCAAGGAGAGAGACAAAATGGCATTCGGCAAAATGATCGAGAGTAATGCAGGTTCGAGCGGTCAACCATTCACTGGCAAGATGCCCTTCATCAGCAGCAAAGAGGGCAAGCGCGTTGTT